CAAGACAACTGACTAACCAATGTTCCATGATTGTAATAATAATTATCGTTATCACCATCCTTACTGATAAATTCCTTTTTGTAGAATTCAACAATAGAGTTGTACTCATTGGTATTGTTAAAATAACTCTTAATCTTTGTTGAGAGAATCTTTTTAAACCAAGTATTAAAGTCAACAAGATTGTGTCCTTCACTGGTCATTTTTGCTACAAAATTGCTCTTGATAGCATAAACCTTCACATCTCCAAATAGTCCCTTGATATTCTCATTATCAAATAGCGATACAATATTATTAATCTTAGGAAACTCTGGTGTGCTTTGATAACGAAGAATAGGAACATAAATGATAGAATCACTATCACTCAATTCGTCTAGTTCGTCACTTGTAAGAGTTTTCAAACTAAGAGCATCGTTATATTCGACACTAAGTTTACCAGAATCCTTAGACTGACCATGAATAAAGAATATATCTTGATCGCTCACACTACCATTACTATTTCTGACTCCACTTTTACGAGGGCCAGAACTTTGAGTAAGATGTTTATAATCAGAAACCTTGAGCAGATTCTCACTACCGACATCATTAATCAGATCATCAAAACCCTTGTCGCTTTGAGTATGATCCTTTGTGTCCATAATCATGTAAGCAAAACAATCATTTTGATTACAATAACGTGTCACAATCTTCTTGGCAGTTTCTTCACCCTTAACGTCACAAACAAAAAAAGCAATTTTCCCATTCTTCTTCTGACTATTCCAGTAAGAATATCCCTTACCAGTAAGAGTATCATGATGGATTTTGTCTGTTAGAGAAATAAGGCGTCGTGAACGATACCCGCTGCTCTTGTAATTAAAAACGTACAGGTTCTTGCCAGCCTTGATTTTATATTCAAGGTCAGCACCACTATTAATATTGTGGCTCTTACCATTAGGGTCAGTCCAAGATGCACCAACACCCCATCCACCAGACAATTCATTCATCTGATAATATGTTGTGATAGCCTCAATCTTGGTCTTAGCAGCAGAAATCTTCTTACTAAATTCATCCTTCATCTCAAGATAAATCTCTTGAGTCTTTTGACGCAGAGTTTTAATAACGCTCTTAGTATACTGCAAACCTTCACGGGAAACGTCCATTTCCAGTTCGCCAATACCAAAATCAAGTTCCAGATAAAGACCAGAGTTAATGATCTCAGTAACGAAACTCTTCCACGAATCAATATCGGCTTTCTGGAAAGCCCTATTCCACTTGGCAATATGATCTGGTTGATCTTCCTTTTCCTGACCAATAATCTGAGCGGTCTGAACAGGATATGCAATATTTCCCATGATAGCAACAACACCACTATCAATACGATGATAATTATTAGGATAATACTGAGTATCGTTATTAAGTCTGCAAACTCTCCAGCCATTACCGCTGATCACAATATTAGTATTGCTATACTTATGATCTTGCAGATTATCTCCAAGTCCACCCTCAATAATAGGTTTCATTCGGAAATAATGGAAAATCCTGATAGCCTTATTGGTAAACTCACTAAAATCATGGTTCTTAACAGCAAAACTGATTTCAAGACCATTAGCCTCATCAGTTTCACAAGTATTAAAAAGATTCAGAGTAGGAACACCGCTGTCATCAATAGCGGCGATATAAGTATACTTAGTTCCATTAAAATAAGAACTGGTGGTAAAACTCTTGGTATAAGCAAACGGACTCTTGCTACCAAGACCAAGACAACCTACAAAATCGTTGCTATCATTCTTATTAGAAGCACCGTAAGTTGTATACAGGTTCTCCATATCTCCCTGACTAAGACCAGTGCCATAATCACGCACGGTAAAAGAAGGATTAGCAGATGTTGGCAAGATCACCTTGAAGGGATTCTTATTACCAGCACTAATATGACTATCATAAGCATTAGTAGACAGTTCACGAATAACTGCCATCACCTTATCGGAATAAAGAGAGTCCGAAAGGATTTTAAACATTTTGCTAGTCTGAGCGATTGTAAAACCAGACTCGCTACGAACACCAGCACTATGAGTCTCAATAACGCGATCTGCCAACTTCATCTTTATGTCTCCAAATGTCCTGTGAATCGTTCCTGTGATAGTCCAATCATACCACAGTGTTATCGGTTGTCAAGCCCCTCTATCTTTAGATTGTATCGCCATCCATCCTAAATATGCCGTAAGGAGTCCAAAAAATCTGAGTAAATTAACTGGTAAAAAACACCAATATATTCCTATTAAAATGCTCAAAAGTCCCATTATGTATATTACGAATTTTGGAATGAATCTTGATTTACTTAATAACCACGTTGCTGGCCCAAGTAGCACCACAAATAAAAACATTAGTGTTACTAGTAATGCCAAACTAGCCATTAACTTTCGTCCTCATGAATATTCCATTCGCTTTCCTCCTCATCATCATCATCTTCGTCATTGTTGTATGAAAAATTTCTTTCATCATAAGGAGTCCAGTCTTCTTCATCGTCTAAATCATCTCCATTCATGGATTCAGCGTCCTCAATAAAAACAGTTATAGTATTGAGTATGTCAAATAATTTAATCAGAGTGTCATCCATAGATCGTATTTTATTTTCTATGTTTTTGACACTTTTTTTAAGATCAGATATTTCTTTAACTACTTCTTTAGATATGCTATTATCTATACTATGTAGTTCTTTATTTTGCTTATTGATTTCTCTGATTATATCGTTAAATTCTTTAGACATAAATAATACTCCTTATACTAAAGAATACACCATCTAATCACACCAATAAGAATCGCTACAACGACATTGATACCTACTACAATAACCGCATTTTGGGCCAGGAGTTCCCATGCCCCAAGCATCAGCATCACGATTAAAACTCTCAGGCCCAGTATCAATACAGACCAGTTTAGCCTTATTATTTCGTTTCACATAACCAATATTCCAATAATGACAATCCCAAAATCTTAGACGAGTTTTGTTCTCAATAGTTTCCACAAGATTCTGAATATCTCGTAATCGTTTTTTCATCACCTTTTCGTCGAGAATTTTAGCTCTTTCTGTAACATATCCCCAATTTGTTTCATCTCCCCATTCATATTTTAATTTGGTGATTTTGCCAATAACTTTTGGGGCAAGATCAAATTTACTTAGTAGTTTTTGTTTGTTGTAAGTAACTGTGGCACTCTTTTTGCTGCCAAATTGTTTGAATCCAAGAGTTTTATCCTCTTTTATCCAATAGAATTCAGCACAACCACCTTCTTCAAAACAACCAAAACCATCATCGTGAATTGTATACTTCATCTTCTCTGATAATATTCCCTGTTAGTTGTTCAACAATATCAATGGCTATTTTTAGTTCACTTGTTTCCAGAATTTTAATAGGAGTTCGTGCAAAATCAAACTTGAATGTTCCAGTAACCATATAATATGGATCATCAATTCCTATACCATCAACATTAAAGTATTCTTCTAAAGAATTTACTTCTTCTGGTATAAGTCCGCCATTATAGTCACTAATATCTCGAATAGTGAGAATATGATAATGAAGAATATGAGATCGTGGATTACCTTCATTAGAACACCATCCCTTAAAATACCTATTTGGATAACTTACCACTTTTCCAATCCCCTTTTAGAAATTCTTCTCTGTTTGAATAGAGAGGTATTAGTTTATCATCCTTGTCATCAAACCTATTATAATGCAAAGTTAGATTGTATAGATCATGTCTGTCGTTAATTAAACCATAGGCAACAGGTTGACTAAAAATGGTTTTAATTTTTTCCTTCAGAGCGACCAATTCTTTTTCACAACTTAACCAACGATTATTATCTTCAACACTATTCTGATTAGCATTGAAAGCATTTTGTGCTAAATCTCTTTTGGCTTCTCGTAACTTTTCTAATTCATTCTTGGCATTTAATACTGTGAATCGTGTTAAATTCCAACGCCCAGTATTTATTGCTGTTTCACAGCACTGAATTAAATAGTCTAGTGGATTGGAGTTTTCATTCATGTGGAGAATCCTATCTTAAACTTTTCTGCTAATACAACTTCGATCTGGTTTGGTGAAAAATCATGAACATCGTATGAGCGACCATTCCACCAGCCACAAGAATAGGTAACTGTATTATCTCCAGTTATATTAATACCAATAATACTTCCATAAATAGATTCAGTGCCTTCTCCTGTCAACTTAACCTTACTACCAATCTTATATAGTTCTAGAACATTTTTGCTCATTGGTTTTCCTTTCGATAATTATCATTCTACAAATAGGAGCGGTGGGAGTCGAACCCACACTGGAAGGATTTTAAGTCCTTTGTCTGCTGCCAATTGGACTACGCTCCCATATAAGTGACCGACTACAACAATCAATGATTTGAGGTTGAAAACTTGTGTGCCTCAAGCATTTAAACCGTTGTAGCCGATCACCTTTTGGTTTTAATCAACCGTTCGCATGAGCCTTGAGGCGACGAACAACCTCTGCCATAGCCTCTACGTTGTCAACCGTCTTGGTTGGCTTCGCACGTTCCATAGCGGGCAGTTCAATACCCTTCTTGGTCAGAGCGGACTTTGTACGAGCATAACGAGCCATCGTACTAGCAACCTTCTGACCAGTCTTAACGGCAATCTCAGCATAAGTCTTGCTGGAGAAAACCGCCTCAAGGAACTGCTCGTCACTGCAACGAACACGACTCTGCTTATCAACCGTAGTAACTTCAGCCATAATCAACCTCCAAATCATTTCCAAGTCTTGTCTTGCGAGTCAGTCGCATGACTGATACTCTCGCTTGACTCCTTCATTCTAACATCCATTATCGGCTTGTCAACTGGGCGACCTTGAATTTTTTCTCTCTGTCGCCAAATAGTTTCTGAATCTCTTTAAAACTATACGGAGTGCCAAACCCAACACCTTCCCTTTTATTATCCACGCCCACATCAAGCGTAAAGCGTCCTAGTGATTCATCCTCATTGTGAAGTCTGCCGTGAACATGACCATAAAGCATCCAACTTTTACGATAACTTTTGTTCCATGCTCTCATAGGATAGTGAAACAGAATTATCTTTTGATTACAGTAGGTTATTTCTTTCATTAGTGCTATAGAAGAAAAATCTTTTTCACTAAATTTATCCTCATTGTCATGGTTGCCAAGAATCACATGAATATCTTCACAATTTATTTGTTTTCTATATTTCTTAGGATCACCACCCCTATGACAAAAATCTCCAAGAAAATAAAGAGTATCCTTTGGCTTAACAACACTATTGATATTATCAATAATGGTCTTATTCATTTCGTGAGTATCAGTAAATGGTCTTTTGCAATAACCCACAATATTCTTGTGTCCAAAGTGGGTATCGGAGATAAAATAAATCATTATTCGTCAATAGGTAGAACTATTCCAAGTAGAAGATAAATCCAAAATAAAATACTTCCTGTAAAAATTGCTCCAAATACAAATCCTAATCTTATTAGTGATGAATCTATGCCCGTGGCCTTGGCTAATCCTCCACAAACTCCGAATATCATTTTGTCGTGACTATTTTTGGCTAGGCGACCCATATTATACCTCTACTAAAAAGTCGTTGTTTACTGAATTTTCTCTATCATATATTAATGATAATGTTTCTTTAAGATTATCATTCTCTACTTCAAGAGTTTTAATAATCGACTCTGCCTGATTAAGAGCCTTAGTTAGATGATATACTTTATTTGCTAGTTCATCAGCAACATAATTTTTCATTATCATAGTAGCCTCCTTGATAGTATTAAGAGACAGTATTATATACACCCATTAATAAACATACCTAAATCTTTTAGTTGGTCTTTATTAAGAATAATTTGATCAGAGTATGGGCGATTATGAATTAAAACCTGATAAATATACCTTAATTTCTGCCAAAATGACATTTTATGACCATAAGATGACATATTCTCATATATTGACAGTTCTGTTATTTCATATTCAATATCGTGTTCTAATACCAGAACCTCACTCCTACAATCACACAATATGAATGTGGTTTTATTTTTTTCGAACTTTACCATGTTTAGTATTTTTGCTTTTTCTGAAGATTCTTTCATAGTTTTTGTCCCATGTTTCTTGACTTACTGATCGCGGTCTTTTTTTAGAACCTTTACCATTCTCGCTCATAATATCTTAAACCTTTTGAATTAACCAACTACAATCACAGAAAGTTTGTAAATGAAAATTATTGCTATTTATAAATTCGTCTATTGCTCTTTTGCAGTCGGGCCAAGATTCCTGATTATAATCATGACCGCATAAAAACCCACCCTTTTTAATTTTTGGATACCATACAGATATGTCTTGTTTTACAGAATTATACGAATGATCTCCATCGATATAAACAACGTCAATTTCGTAGTTGACTGTTTCTGCAAATTTTTTAGAAGAAGTGTGGTGAATTTTAACATGATTTTTACCCGATGTAGATATTCTAGTATCAAAAAGATTTTTAACATTTAAATCTGGCCATACATCTACACAATGCAGATTTTTTATCTGAGGAAATCCCAAAACCAAGGCTGTGGATTCTCCAATATAGCAGCCTATTTCTACATAATGTTCTATATTAGGATTAATAGATACAATATAGTTTAACATATTGAGAAGACCAACTACTTGGGTAGAGTTTTCTGTTTGCCAACTAGGAAAAAATCTTACAGACTTATAATTTATCATTCTAGAACAAAACTCCAATAGTCTTTTGGTGTACTACCTATTATAGTATGTTCAAAGACGATTAGCAAGGAGTCAATATGAATAATAAGATTCATGGAATATATTCAATATCAAATAAAATTAATGGAAAAAGTTATATCGGCTCTAGTTGTGATATAATTCGCAGATGGAGACATCACGAGCAAAATTTAAATAAAGGAATTCATCACTGTATTTATCTTCAAAGAGCGTGGAATAAATATGGCAAAAATAATTTTGTATTCCATATTGAAGCAAAATGTACAAAGGATAATTTAATTAGTCTTGAGCAATCATTTTTGGATAAGGCGAAACTGAATCGAAAACAATACTACAATTCTACATATCATGCTGGTGGACAAGAACCAAAAAATGTAACTAAAAAACAAAAACAAGATATAAAAAATTATTGGCTCAATAATAATACTGCTGCTACTTTCAAATATGCTAAACAAAAATATGGTTTTGGTTTGTTATTAATTCAATACTTATTAGTAGATATTCGAAATGAAATAAAAGAAAGACCTGAACAGACTCATTTAATTAATCCTACTATACATACATTCTATCATAAAAATGGAACTATTTTTGTTGGTAGAGCATATGATTTAAGACAAAAATATAATATGAGACATAGTAGTATTTGTTGTCTAATCAGCGGAAAATA